ATAATAAAATTGTCAAAGAAGCTGAAAAGGATTATGTTGAAACTAAAAATGGTAAAAGCATTGAAAGGTTAGTTACTGATCATAATTTTTATTTAATGCAATGTGAAAATTTAAAAACTAGATTAGAGCAATTAGATCGTAGATATAAAAAAATATTTGCTGAAAATTTAGAAATGAAACGAATTATTTATATTATGGCTGATACTGACTAAATATTTTTTAATTTTGTAAAAAAACTTTATGAAAAGGAATCCATTTGCAAAATACTTAGGCAAAGAAGATGTATTGCAAAATCAAGTTATGAGATATATTGGTTTAAAATATCCAGGTGCGCTTTACACTCATGTAGCTAACGAGGGTAAAAGAACACCATTTGAGCAATACAAAATGAAATACTTAGGCACAAAACCTGGTATTCCTGACATAATGATTTTTGATCCAAACAAAACAAAGAATGGTTTAGCCATTGAATTAAAAGCTGGGTATAACAAACCTACTGAAAATCAAAAAAAGTGGCTTAAATCGCTTGAAAACAAGAACTGGGTGGCTGTTTGGAGTAATAATTTAGATGAGTGCATTGAAATAATAGATAAATATTTTAACAACAAATAATGGCTAGATCAAAAAAAATATATTTTGAGGAAGAAAATCAAAAGGTCCGATGGACACAATCTAGCTCAGATGGTTTTAAATATGATTACAAGTTTATAGGGGTTGCAAGTGAGGCAGAGTTTGATTTGCTTATGGAACTGCTATGGTTTATGTACGAAGATGATGAGATTTCTTATAATCAATTTTTTGACACATTTAGAGAGCTGAAAACATTTTGTGATGGAATTAAAGGTTTGGTAGACAAACAATAATTTTATTACTTAGCGACTTATTTATGAAATACAATAAGATTTTAAAACCTAAAAAGTTTGACCACTTTACTATTATACCTAGCTACATATTTAGGCATAAAGACATTTCAGTTGGCGCTACTGGTTTGTATGCTTATTTATTTTCTCATACAGCTGAACAAGAAATAACAATACAATTTATCTGCAATCATTTTAAAGAGGGCAAAGATGCAATAGCATCAAAATTAAAAGAGTTAATAGATGCCGGTTATATAGAAAGGGAAAGGGTTACTGATAAAGGTAAATTTAAAGGTTATAACTATATTTTAAAAGCTAACCGAAACCGGAAAAACCGAGATCGGAAAAAACCGAAACCGGAAAATCCGCCACAAAGTAATATTAATATATATAATGATAACAATATAGAAAGTAATAATATGCATAGTAATATAGTTTTAAAAGTTTACCCACATTTTGTAAACTTATTTCCAAAAAAATATCAGCCACAAAGTGAAAGCCAAAAAAATAAATGGCTAGGTTGTTTAGATAAATTAGAGAGAATTGAAAAATTAGATTTTCATAAACTTTGGTTAGTAGTTAAGTTTATTAGAGAACATGAGTTTTGGGGTGTGCATTTTTTAAGTTTATTGAAACTTAGAAATAAAGATAAAAATGGGATTATGTATGTACACAAATACATTGAAACTTATGACAATGCAAACAAACCAAAATTTTGGTGGCGAGTAAAGGGATTAATTAAATATTTTATTTACCAAGAAAATGGCAAAACATTACTTGGGGCTGAAACCAAAAAAGGTCAGTTAAATGAATTTAATATATCACAAACATTAAATAAATATCAAATAAATCAAATAAAAAAAATTATATCTGGTGATAATTAATAAAGTTTATACTCTTGATAAATATGAACAAGATATTGTTTATCTAGCCGCTGAGCAAAGGCATAACAATAAAATAAAAACTGGCTGGGATGGTTTTAAAACAGTCAATGAAAAATCATATTTAGAATTAAATATAGTTGGTTTTGGTGGTGAGTTTATATTTGCAAGGGAAAATAATTTGTATCCAGATTTTAAAATACATAACACTAGTAAAGTAAATAAAACAGATGACTATGATCACCAATGGCTAGGGCATAGTGTTGATGTAAAAGTAAATAGAAAAGATAATCCATTAATGATCCCAGAATATGCAAATACTGATTGTAAAATATTTGCCTTGTTTACTTGTAATTATCCAAACTATACTTTTGAGGGTTTTTCTTTAAATAATATTATTTTTCAAGATTGTAATAAAAAAATGACTAAAGTTAAATCTTATGTTATTGAAAAAAAGAACCTATTAAGTTACAAAGAATTAATTTTTTTGTTAAATATTTAAAATTAATTTATATATTTAAAAAATATTTTTATTTATGAATCACTATAATGACTTGTTGGCTCTTGGTATTAACCTTAAAAGATCAAATGGATCTGTTAAAACCAAATGCCCAAAATGTTCACATACCAGAAAAAATAAATCAGATGATTGTTTATCGGTAAATATTGATGATGGGTTATATAATTGTCATCATTGTGGATGGGGTGGCAATGTAGGTATTAAGTTTAAGAAAAAAGTTGATTTTGTTTTACCGCCTAAAGTCAATTCCAACATTGCCGAAAGGGTTATTAAATGGTTTGGCAACAGAGGCATTACTGAGCCAACACTAATACATTGGAAAATAGGCGAATCTTTAGAATATATGCCACAAGTACAAGCCAAAAGAAGATGTATAAATTTTAATTATTATAGAAATAATGAAATTGTAAATGTAAAATATAGAGATGGTGCAAAGAACTTTAAATTAGTTTCTGGAGCTGAACTTATATTTTATGGTATTGATAATATAAAAGAATTACAAAAGTGTTATATAGTTGAGGGCGAAATGGATGCTTTAAGTTTACATGAAGCTGGGTTATATAGTGTTTGTTCAGTTCCTAATGGTGCTAGTAAAGGATCTCAAAAACTTGAATACTTAGATAATTGTTATCAATATTTTAAAGACAAAAAAGAAATTATACTTTGCACCGATAATGATGATGCCGGTTTGCAACTAAGAAATGAACTAGCTAGAAGATTTGGCAAGTATAGATGTAAGTATGTTGAGTTCGGTGATTATAAAGATGCTAATGAGGTTTTAATTGAAAAGGGAGCTGAGACACTTAGAAATATAATTAAACAAGCTAAGGATTTTCCACTTGAGGGTGTTTTAAATTTAGATAACATTTGGCAAGATGTTTTAAATTATAATGAAAATGGCATAACTAATTATTCTATTGGCTTACCAGGATCTGATAATTATTTTAAAATGGCATTTGGTGAGTGGACAGTTGTGAGTGGGATTCCTAATAGCGGTAAATCAGACATATTAGATCAAATACTTTGTAATATATCATTACAACATGACTTTAGATGTGCAATGTTTTCGCCTGAGAGTTTTCCTTATGAGGGCCATATTAAACGTATAGCAAATAAATTAAATCAAAAAAATTGCAATAGTGAAGATTTAAATAATACAAAAGATTTTATTGAAGATCATTTCTTTTGGATTAAAATTGACTTAGAAAACTTAACCTTAAAAGGTATTTTAAATGCATTTAGGGAGCTTGTATTTCAAAAGGGTATAAATGTATGTGTCATAGATCCATGGAATATGTTGGACCATTCAGCTCAAAGAGATCATAGTTATATAGGCAAAATACTTAGTCAAATAACACAATTTTGTCAGCAAACCAATACTCATTTATTTTTAGTAGCACATCCAAGAAAAATTGAAAGTGAGGGTGGTGTTTATAAAAAGCCAACATTATATGATATTTCTGGCTCAGCTGATTTTTTTAATAAGGCATATAATGGTTTAATTGCATATAGATGCATTGGGCAAAAAACAAAATACAAAAGTGATGTTGTTAGAGTTCATGTCGAAAAGGTCAAACGTAAAGAGAATGGCCAGCTAGGCGATTTTGAGATAGCTCCAGATTTTGATAATGGGGGTATCTACAAAGAGATATTTCAAGGTGAAAAGAAAATACAAGTAATAAAAGATAATGTTCCATTTTAAAAATTAAATTATGAATCAAAAAGAATTTATTGAAACTAGACAATATATCTTAGACAAAGCTCAAGATATTATGGATGCTAAGCAACCTGAATACACAAACAAAAGTATTGATGTATTAAACAATTTTAAACAAACATCTAAAAGTATTGGAATACAACCTATGGAAGTTTGGGCAGTATTTTTTAATAAGCATATACAAGCTATTTTAAGTCATGCTGGTGATCCTAGTATGCATCAAGCTGAGCCAATAGATAGTCGTTATGCAGATGCTTTAAATTATTTGTTCTTAGGGTTTGCAATGCTTGTTGAAGATTCTAATAAAAAAGATATAATATCCGGCACAGAATGAATAAATATTTAAAAGCACAATCTTGGTGTTTAGAAAATAATATAAAAGTATATATTGTTCCTATTAAGCATAAGAAACAGTGTTATGTTGAGATTGATAATAATGGTCAAATAACAAGATCACCTAATATATATGATAATCAAAGTATTGCATCTAGCAAAATTTGGGATTTATATTTATATTTGTTTAAGCAAAAAAGCAAACATGGCAGAAAAAATTAGCATAAAAAAAATAAAGCCAAATCCTAATAACCCAAGATATATTAGAGATAGTAAATTTAAAAAACTAGTTAAATCAATTAAAGAGTTTCCAGAAATGTTAGAAAAGCGACCAATAATAGTTGATGAAAATTTAGTTGTGCTTGGTGGAAATATGAGATTAAAAGCATGTCAATCAGCTGGTTTATTTGAGGTTTGGATTGACAAAGCAATTGGTTGGACAGAAAAGCAAAAACAAGAATTTATTATTAAAGACAATGTTGGTTTTGGTGATTGGGATTTTGATATGTTAGCCAATGAGTGGAATACAAAATTAGTAGATGAATGGGGATTAAATTTACCTGAGTTTATTGATCCTGATGATCTAGGTACTGATTTTGATTTACCAGATGGAGACAAAGAACCTTTTCAACAACAAACTTATACACTTGCAGATAAACAAGCTGAATTAATTAAAAAAGCAATAACTGATATAAAAAAAACTACAGAGTTTAAATATATTGAAACATTTGGAAATGAAAATAGCAATGGAAATGCATTATATTTATTAGTCACACAATGGGCAGAGCAAAAGAAATAATAGTAAAAGTAATTCCACCAAAAATTGCTAATGATTTTGTTAAACAAAATCATTACTCAAAAAAAGTAGTGCCAAATAGCAGTTTGCATTTTGGTTGTTTTTTAGACAAAAAACTGCATGGTGTTATGCAATATGGTCCAAGTATTAATAAAAAAGGCACTATTAATTTAGTTGCTAATACTGGTTGGAATGAGTTTATAGAATTAAACAGAATGGCTTTTGATGATTATTTACCTAAAAATTCTGAAAGCAGATGTATTGCTATAAGTATAAAATTGATAAAAAAAAATGCACCACACATTAAGTGGATTATAAGTTTTGCTGATGGTACACAATGTGGCGATGGTACAATTTATAGAGCTAGTGGTTTTAAATTAGTAAGTATAGTAAATAATACTGCATTAAGAATAGATCCAAAAACTGGTGAATCTATGCATGTAATACAAGCACATCATTTAAAAATAAGCAAAGAGTTTCGTAAATGGGAAGTATTTAAGGGTAAACAATTAAAATATGTTTATTTAATTGATAAAAGTTGTAAAATAAACACAGAAATATTATCTTTTGATGAAATTGATAAACAAGGAGCTGGTATGTATAAAGGAAAGAAAATATCTTTAAAAGAAAGGAAAATAAACATGCGTGATTAGCATATACAGTAATGTGCCTAGCAAACCAGCTAGGAAAAGGGGTGCAATTCCACCATCACGCTCTAATTAATTAAAAAAAAATTTTGTTTTTTAAAATATTTTTTTATATATTTGTAATGAATTTAAAACATTACAATTATGAATTACGTTAACCTTGAAAATCCAGCTTACTTAGAAGCAAAATCATTATCTAAATTATGGGAAGCATACTCTGAAAATTGTTCAAGAGAAGATATATTTGAAGTAGGTTTTAATAAAAATTCTGGCTATGTATATATAGCTTTAGAAAACAATATAACTCTTGTTAGTTCTTTTGGTCAAGATGTTGAATATCTTGTTACTGATTTTGAAACTGGCGAGGAAAGTTTTTATGAAACTATTGAAGAAGCATATTATAACTTAGATAAAATTGAAGAACAATATTAAAACCTAATATAAAAAGCCAGGTTAATTCTATTGGCATTAGGTAATTAAAGGGGGTTTTACAACTCCCTTTTTTTTATGTAATTTTGTTAAATGGCAAATAGACAAGTTTCGACACATAAAAAAAGATTAATGCTCAAAGCATTGGAAAAAAGTTTATCAGTTGTTACAACAGCTGTTAAGCAAGT